GATGAAGATGAAGAAGCAGAGATATTGAGTTCACTCGTTTTTTTTACAGCAATCTCCAAGGTTGCACCCAAGGATCTGAAAAATTCTTTCTTGGAGATGGCAGGGTCATTAAGAGGTTGGGAACTTACATCCTTGGACATTATGGAATATCAGAATGGTTTACCGATATTGATCAAAAAAGAATCTACTGGCAAGAAAGCGAAGGAATCATTGCTAGTATCTTAGATTATATTAGTAGTATTGGCTTTAAAGAGTTTATGGAAGAAGCTGGTAGTAAGTGGTCAGATGTAGAAGAATTTAGGCAAAGACATCTTATTAAAGCAATTAATAATAAATCATTATTTTAGAGAAATAATATGAGCGTAAAAAGCGTAATTGAAATTGATGTCCTAGATGAAAAATTTCAAACATTTGCTAAAGAATTTGAAAAAATTAAAAAAGCTCTTGCTCAAATGCCTTCAGATTGGAATAAGGCAAATACCAGTGGTGAAAAAGGAATAAAAAGTGTAGGTAAAAGCCTACAAGATGCCAAGAAAAAACAAGATGATTTTAATAAATCTATCAAAGATGGCGAACAAGCATTAAAGAATATAGCAAATGTCACTTCCAATATTGCAAGAAATATGGCTAATACAGCTATTTCTTTTGCTAAATTTTTAACTATAGGTGCTGTAGGTGGTGGATTTGGTTTAGGAGCTTTAGCTTCTGCAACAAGTGGTCAAAGAAGAACTGCACAAGGTTTAGGAATTACTACTGGTCAATTGAGATCAGCAGAGGTATATGGTGGAAGATATATCAATCCTATACAAACTCTTGGTAATTTGGCTGATATACAAAGTGACATTACTAAACAATACTTATTAAATCCTTTAGCTCTTGGGAACACAACAGGGAAAAGTGCTGGTGAACTTTTACCTGATACTTTAACAAGTATACGAAAATTATATAAACAATTTGGTGGACAAAGACAAGTATTAGAATCTTTAGGAACTACACAAATTGTAGACTATGAAAGTCAAAGAAGATTGGCTGGATTATCAGATAAAGAATTTAAAGAATTTATTGAAAATTTAAAAAAAGGCAATAAAGCATTTGAAACACAAGATAAAGTTGATAAAGCATTTCAAGATTTTTGGGTTAAATTAAAAGAAAGTAGTCAAAAACTACAAATATCTTTAATAGAAGGTTTAGAAAAACTGCCTGAATCATTAGGAAAATTATCTGATTCCATTGCTGATGCTATCAAAATATTTTTAAGTAATCCTAATTTAAAACAATGGTTTGAAGATTTAGGAGAAGGAATTAAAAATTTTGCTACTTATATTTCTAGTGCTGAATTTAAACAAGATATTAATTCATTTATTTATGGTGTTAAAAATTTAGCAGATAGCGTAGTAGAAGCATTAAGATTTTTAGGAATTCTTAAAAGACCAGCTATATCACAAGAAGAAATAGATCAGGAAAAAAAGAAATTGCCTTGGTGGGTAATTGGAAAAGAATCTATTGCAAAAAGTAATATAGAAGAAGAAAGAAATACACAACAAAAAGCCTATAACTTTTTTAAATCAAAAGGATATTCTGAAAATGCAACAATAGGAATTTTGGCTAATCTAAAAGCAGAAAGTGATTATAAAACTGGAACTATAGGCGATCAAGGCAAAGCCTATGGTTTGGCTCAATGGCATCCTGATAGACAAAAATTATTTGAAAAACAATTTGGTCATTCAATTTATAAAAGTTCTTTAGAAGAACAATTAGAATTTATTGATTATGAATTAAAGAATAATGAAAGATCTTCAGGTAGAGCTTTATCAGGTGCTACAGATATTAGAGGTGCAGTACAAGCTGGGATAGGATATGAAAGACCAGCAGATCCAGTTAAAGCATTGGAAACTAGACTTGCTTATGCTAATAAAATTAGAGTGCAAGTTAATAATAATGCTGGTGCTGATATTAATACTTCTGCTAATGCTATACAAAACCCAAGGGGTGCAAATTGACTTCTTTAACGCAAACAATATTTTCACTAGCTTATGAGCAATCACCTATTTTGTTGCAAGGTGGAATTGCACAATTTTTACCGGGGCAGACTTTACCTATTGTTGCTATCACAGAATTGTTTGATGTACCGGGGATTGAGAATCAATCTTTGTTTGCACATTGGAAACCATTACCCGGTGGCACTTTACAACAGTGGCAAGTAGCAGAATACCCATTTGCAAGTTTACAAGTAGCTTCCAATGCGATTATTCAAGAACCTTTAACTATTAGTATGTTAATGATATGCCCAGCACAAAGTAATGGTGGCTATGTTTATAAGCAAGCGATTTTAACTGCTATGAAATTAACTTTAGATTTACACCTTTCTTCAGGTGGATCATTTAGTGTAATTACTCCTGCATACACTTATACAAACTGTTTATTAACCAGTATTAAAGATGTAAGCAGTATGGGTGATAAACAAACACAATATATGTTTCAATGGGATTTTGTACAACCTTTAATTAGCACAGGTGGTTTTTTACAGCAAACTTTAGGAACTGTTATGCAAAGTATTACAAATGGCACTCCTACTGTTCCCAATTTAGGTGGAAGTACAGGATGGAATAATGTTCCACCAACTTCTGCTCCTGCTGTTGATCAATACTATCCATTCTGATGACAACTTATATTAAATTTACTCCTCAATCTACTTCTAATTTTCAGTTTAATCCTGTATTAGATGGGGTTACTTATGTAGCTGTATGTTCTTGGAATATTTATTCACCAAGATATTATGTTTCTATTTATGATACTTCAAGAAATTTGATTGTTAGTAGACCTATTATCGGATCTCCTGATGATTATGATATTAATTTAGTGTTTGGCTATTTTAAAACATCAACTTTAGTTTATCGTGTCAGCAGTTCTAGTTTTGAAATAAATCCATGAGATATTACGATATTACAATTGTTCCAAAATCAGGATTAGGTGGATCACCATTAAGTTATAGTACGCTATATTCTAATGGAATGAATAATACTCAAGCATTAAAAATAGATGTTGATATTCCACAATCTTGGAATTATCAACCACAAGGTTTAGGGTATGTAAAAATTTATGGAATTAGTTTTGAAGATTTAAATCAGTCAGCTAATTTAAATCCTGATTACACAAATAATTTATTTGCGAGTATTCAGATAAAGTTAGGAATGTCTAAAGGTTTACCCTTCGCTAATCCAGCACAACAAGGATTAGTTATTAATGGATCTATATTGCAATCGTATGCAAACTGGCAAGGTAATCTTGTTACCTTAGATTTAGTTATTACCAATTCAACTGTTAGTCCAAGTGCTAATGTCAATTTGGATTTTACTTGGACAAAAGGAACATTTTTAGAAGATGCGATTAAAAATACTTTACAGAAGGCTTATCCAAAAAGTAAAACTGGATTAGAATTAGTGATTAATGGTGGAATAAGTCCTAATTTAATTGCTACTGAAACTCAATCTGCTCAGTATACCAATTTAGAAAGTTTTAATAAATACTTAAATCAAACCAGTAAAGACATTTTAAAATTGACTAATTATGCTGGTGTTGGAATTGTTGCTACTCCTTCAGGATTTTTTCTTAATGATGGTACAACTTCTCAAGAAGAACTTGTTACTCAAAAAACAGTAGTTGTTGATTTTCAAGATATTATTGGAAACTTAACTTGGGTAGATTTAGTAACTGTACAAGCAAAATTGGCTATGCGTGGAGATTTACAGATTGGTAATTACATTATTTTTCCTAGTAAATCACCTATTGTGAACACTTCTGCATCAGCTTTAACACAAGCAAGAAATAATGTATCTTTTCAAGGTGTTTTTCAAATCAATCGTGTTCGTAATGTAGGAAGCAGTAGACAAGCTGATGGCAATAGCTGGGTAACAGTTGTTGATTGTGTAGTTTCATCTAATTTACCTACTACAATTAATTAATATGAGTTCATCACAAAAAACCCCTTTTGCTGTTTCATTAAATAATTTTACTGATGAAAAAATATCTTCTCATCAAGAACAATTAGGTCAAGTTTATCCTTGTTCAGTTTTAAGTGTTGATCCAATTAATGCAATCGTCACTGTGAATTTTGAAGTAGATACTGGTGGATTACTAACCCTTCCTCAAGTAACCTGCCCTATTATTGGTAGCAAATATATTAGAATACCTGTTCAAGTGGGTGATACTGGAATTTGTATTTCAGCAAGTACAAAAATAGGAAATATTACTGGATTGGGTAAGGGTTTACCCTCATTAATTCCACCTAGTAATTTAGGAGCATTGGTTTTTGTTCCTGTAGGAAATGCTAATTGGACTACTACTGATTTAAATTCAATTGTGATTACTTCTCCCAATACAACTGCTGTAGCAACGATAGGCAATGACAAAATAGAATTGGCTTATTCTAGTAACAAAATTACAATTGATTCTACTGGTATAACAATTGATGGAAATGTTGTAATGAATAATAATTTATTGGTAAAAGGTAGCATTACAGGTCAAGATGGATTTAATATTAGTGGTGGTACAGGTAGCACCATGAGTGTTACTGGTAATATTGATACTACTGGAACTATTACCAATAATGGAGTATCAATAGGAAGTACGCATAAACATTCAGGAGTTCAAACAGGTACATCAAATACAGGAACACCAATATGAGATCTTATGGAGTTAATGCAGAAGGCAAATGGGTAGAAATAACTGAAACTTCTTATATTTGGTTAGCTACTCTTGCACAAACTTTGCGATTAAGTGAGAACGAAAGTCCTTTTTATGCAAACTATGGCATACCTGCTCAAAAATCTGTACAAACACAAATACCACCTGATGTTGCAATCAATAGAACACAGCAACAATATGCTCCTTATTTTGCAAGTTTAAGTGTTATAAAACAGCAAAATGTTGTAAACCCAACCTATAATATAAGTGCAATATTTCAAAATGGTACAACAATTCAAACTACTGTAGCGAGTTAATACATGGCAACTTTAACCACAGCAGGAGCTATTCCTGCAAGTCCAACAGATCTTTTAAATGCTGAAATTTCTGCCGCTACTGCTTTAAGCCCCGGTCTTACTGCAAATCTACCGGGTTCTCTTATTGAGGATTTAGCTTCAACAGCCGCTGGTGCTGTAGTTATTCAAGATCAAGCCTATGTTGATTTAGTGAACTCAATTTCACCCTATACAGCCAATCCATTTATCTTGTATGAATTAGGTGCAGTTTATGGTGTAGCACAAGGACAAGGATCAAATACTTCTGTCTATGTAACTTTTACTGGTAATGCTGGTTTCGTTATTCCAATTGGTTTTGTTGTATCTGATGGTACATACCAATACACAGTTCAAGATGGTGGCATTATAGGAAATACAAGTCAAAGCCCTGCATTATTTTGTTTAGCTATTTCTTCAGGATCTTGGGCTGTTCCTGCTGGTACAGTCACTACTTTAATTACTTCTGTGCCTTCAGGGATTACTTTAACTTGTACCAATATAAACCCCGGTACTGCTGGAGCTATAGCACAAACTATTCAATCTTATCAAGCTCAAGTTATTCAAGCTGGATTAGCAACAGCACAAGGAGTTCCAGCATTTATTAAAACAGCTTTATTAAATGTAAGTGGAGTTCAACCTAATTTAGTATCTGTCAGAAATGTAGGAACAAATCAATGGGAAATTATTTGTGGTGGTAGTGCAGATCCTTATCAGATAGCCAATGCAATTTTTAATTCTGTACCTGATATATCCTCTTTGGTAGGATCAACTGTATCTAGTTCAAGAAATGTCACTGTAACAATTAATAATTACCCTGATACTTATAATATTATTTTTGTAAATCCTGTGGTTCAACAAACTGGTATTACTTTAAATTGGAGTTCTCAAGCAACAAATGTGGCGGCTAACTCTGCTGTTGTATCTTTGGCTCAACCAGCAATTATTAATTACATTAATAATATTTATGTTGGTCAGCCTATTAATTTATATGAAATTCAAAGTATATTTGAAACATCAGTAGCAAGCATTTTGCCTACTAATTTAATTTCAAATATATCTGTAACTGTTTATATTGGTGGATCTGCTATAACACCTATTACTGGAACACATTTATATTTAGCTGATGTAGAAGGCTATTACAATACAACTGCTGGATCAACAGCAACAACTAGCGTAATTATCAATAAAGTATGATTACTACTATTTTACCTGCTTATTTATATCAGCAATATCAAAGGCTTGATTCAACGCAATATATTCAGCCTTTTTTTGATGCATATAATACAACTGCACAAAGTTACTTAGACAAAACAAATAGTTTAAATTTACCTATTTATACCAAAATGACTGCTCCTTTATTAGATTGGGTAGCATTTAGTTTATATGGTATGGAAAGACCATCATTATCAAATGCCACTACTTTTAGTCCTTTGGGTGCTTATGATACTGTTCCTTATGATACTTTGCCTTATAACGAAGATGTATTAAATACACCAACTAATTTTTACACGATTACTGATGATTATTTTCAAAGAATGATTACTTGGAATTTTTATAAAGGTGATGGATTCCAATACACAACACCTTGGTTAAAAAAAAGGGTAGCAAGATTTTTATATGGTGTAAATGGAACTGATATACCTAATGTTGCTGATTTGTATAACATTAGTGTAACTTATCCTACAACAAATGGAATTACAATAACAGTACCTAATTTGCCTGTATCACCAATTTTGCAATCAGCTATACAATATGGTGTTTTAAATGTACCATATCAGTATACTTATACTGTGGTTTATTAAGGAGTTTTTATGACGATTCAGTTATTTTCTAATAACGCTAAAACCACTTTAGCTTCCAATATAACCAGTACACAAACCACAATTACTGTTGCATCAGGTACAGGCTCACAGTTTCCAAATCCAACATCAGGGCAACAATTTAAAGTTACTTTAAATAGTGCAACCTCTGTATTAGTTTATGAAATTTGTAATTGCACTGCTCGAAGTGGTGATACTTTGACAGTGCAACGAGGTCAAGAAGGAACATCAGCTTTAGCTTTTAATGCTGGAGATATTGTTGGTCATTTTGATACTGCTGGTGTCATGGCTGATTTAGTTCAATCTGAACAATTACAAAGTGGAACTTATGTTTATGCTGATGTAGCTGGTTCAGCAAATGCTTTAACTGCAACAGTAAATTCTAATTTAACTAGCGTACCTGATGGTATGACTTTAGTTCTTGGTGCTTTAACTGCCAATACTGGAGCAACAACTCTTAACTTAACCTTGGGATCAACTATTTTAGGTGCTTATCCTATTGTAAAAGGTAATAATCAAACATTGGTTTCAGGAGATATTCCTGCTCATGGTTATCCTATTCAGTTAAATTGGAGTCCTGAATTTTCTGCTTGGGTTATGCAAAATCCTGCAACTGGTATTTTTGTAGCGGCTGTTCCTACTGGAGCTATTGTTCAATTCCCTGCAACAACAGCACCTTCAGGCTATTTAATAGCCAATGGTCAATTAGTTTCAAGAACAACTTATGCATCTCTTTGGACTTTTGCACAAGCAAGTGGAAACTTAGTTAGTGATACTGTTTGGCAAGGTGGTCAATATGGTAGTTTTAGTACAGGTGATGGATCTACTACTTTTAGAATACCTCAATATGGTGGTTATTTCCTAAGAACTTTAGATAATGGAAATGCTATTGATCCAAGTAGAGTTCTTGGTTCAGTGCAATCTAATCAAAATTTATCGCATACTCATACTTGGAGTGGTAGTACAAACACTGGTAATGCTAGTGCAAATATTGTTGATCCTTCTCATACACATTCAAGCGATGCAGTAACAATACAAACTGTAAGTTTTAATGGAACTCCGGGTGGATATAATGCTCCAAATGTTTTAAATTGGCCGGGGGCAACTATAAATCCAGCTTTTACAGGAGTATATGATTCAGGACACAATCATTCAGTTTCATTAAGTGGCACAACAAGTGGTAATGGTGGCTCTGAATCAAGACCTATTAATATTTCTGTGCTTACTTGTATTAAATATTAAGGAGAATTTATGTCATTCAATTATGGTAGTCCAATCACAGGAACATTATCAGCTACTACAGCTATAGTTCCTATTACTAATGCTTTAACCACTCCAGCAACGATTGTTTTAAATTCTAGTGCTGGTGGTCGTGCTATCCAATTATCTATGGATGGGACTAATTTTTATCCAGCAGTAACTCCTACACAAACACTCACAGGACAAATTTATTATGTCTTGAATTTCCCTGTAAGTGCGATACAATTTACTGGAGCAATTAACGATACTTATAGTATTTTGTAGCCTTTTGGGAGCTTTATGTCCATTTTATTATTCGCTAATCAGGCACAAACTACATTAGCGTTACCTATCACAAGCACTCAAACAACTATTACAGTTGCAAGTGGTACAGGAACATATTTCCCTGCACCATCTACTAATCAATCAATAACATTAACGATTGTCAGTGCTTTAAGTGGACTAATTACTGAAATTATTTCTTGTACCAATATTACTGGTGATGTTTTAACTGTTGCTAGAGGTCAAGAAGGTACAGTTGCAAGAGCTTGGAATCAAGGTGATTTTGTCATCAATATGATGACTGCTGGAACTGGCAATGCTTTTGCTCAACTTTATGGTTTAGACAATGGATATTATTCTCCAATATTTAATAATATGTCTACCACTACAGGGCAAGTTGCAACTGCTCCTGTAAATGGTGTTGATATAGCAAATAAGGCTTATGTTGATTCTGTATCTCAAGGATTGTTTAAAGCTGAATGTCAAGTAGCTACTACAGCAAATATTACGCTTTCAGGATTGCAAGTTATTGATGGATATACAACTTTAGCTGGTGATCGTGTTCTTGTTAAGAATCAGTTTAACAATGCTTACAATGGTATTTATGTAGCTTCTACTACTGCTTGGGTTCGTGCTGGTGATATGAGTGTATGGTCAGAAGTACCGGGTGCCGCTACTTTTGTTCAATATGGAACTTTATATGCCAATACAGGCTGGAATGTCATAGCTCCTGAAAATGGAACAATTAATGTCACTCCAATTATTTGGACACAATTCTCAGGTTATGGAACTTATACAGCAGGTACAGGGCTAACCCTAACAGGTACACAATTTAGCATTACTTCTACAGGAGTTGTTTCAGGTACTTATGGAACAGCAACTTCAGTACCTACTTTATCTATCAATCCTCAAGGTCAAATTACTAGCGTATCGAATACACCTATTAGTATCGCACCTAGTCAGATTAATGCAACTATACCCAATTCAGGTTTAACCAATTCATCCATTACGATTGGTTCAACGAATGTAGCATTAGGGAATACCCTAACTACATTAGCAGGAGTTTCCATTAGTGGTTCTACCAATACTATTACAAATATTCCCAATTCAGGATTAGTTAATTCGAGTATTACCATTAATGGAAATCTTATACCTTTAGGTGGATCAGCAACAATCACATCACAAACACCTAATGCTTTAACGATTGGAACTGGACTTTCAGGAACATCTTTTAATGGCTCTGCTCCAGTAACAATTGCTATATCTCCAACTACTGTTACAGCAGGATCTTATGGATCTGCTGGATCTGTGGCAACATTTACAGTTAATGCACAAGGTCAATTGACTAATGCAACAACAACTTCTATAGCGATTAGTAATACGCAAGTTTCAGGTTTGGGCACAATGAGTACCCAAAATGCAAATAGCGTAGCAATAACTGGTGGAACAATTCAAGGTGTATCTTTAACTATTGATAGTTTAGATAATACTCCTATAGGATTTACAACAGCATCTACAGCTAAATTTACTACTTTATCAGCCAATAGTACAGTTACTTTAGGAAACTATACAGGCTATATTTATGCCAATGGATCAAGTGCTATTTCAGCATCTACAACCATTCCTACAACTGCTCTTAGTGGAACAATAACCAATGCTCAATTAGATCATAGTTCTATTACTATTAATGGAAATGCCATTAGTTTGGGTGGTTCTACAAGTGTTGGTACAGTCACTTCTGTAACTGCAACATCACCAATTAGTGTTGCAACTGGAACAACTACTCCTGCTATTAGTATTAGTCAGGCAAATAGCACTACCAGTGGATATTTATCTAGTACAGATTGGAATACTTTTAACTCTAAGGGAAGTGGTTCAGTTACTAGCGTTTCAGGAACAGGAACAGTTAATGGCATTACTTTAACTGGTACAGTAACTTCAAGTGGCTCATTAACTTTAGGTGGAACTTTAGGTGGTATTGCTAATAGTCAATTAACTAATTCAACCATATCAGGGATTTCCCTAGGTTCTAATCTTGCAAGTTTAACGATTGGTACAGGCTTATCAGGAACTTCTTATAATGGCTCTACTGCTGTCACAATTGCAAATACAGGTGTTTTATCAGTCACAGGTACATCCCCTGTATCTGCAAGCACAACCAGTGGTGCTACTACTGTAAGTTTATCTTCAGGATATGGTGATACACAAAATCCTTATGCATCTAAAACAGCTAATTATGTATTGGCTTCTCCTAATGGAACTGCTGGAGTTCCTAGCTTTAGATCTTTAGTTAATGCTGATTTGCCTTCAAGTGGAGTAACTTCAGGTACTTATGGATCTGCATCAGTTATTCCAGTTTTAACAGTCAATTCACAAGGTATTGTTACTTCAGTAAGTACACAAGCTACTAATGCTCCTTCTTATCAGGGAGTATGGAACGCTTCTACTAATACTCCTACTTTGACATCTTCTGTAGGAACTGTTGGATATTACTATGTTGTATCTGTAGCTGGTAACACTACTTTAAATGGTGTATCAAATTGGAATGTTGGTGATTGGGCTATTTTTGAAAATAGTGTATGGCAAAAAATACCGGGTTCTACTAGCGAATCATTTACCAATTTAACCACTACCAATTTAGCTGTTACTGGTTTAACTGGCTATATGTATGCCAACAATACCACTGGTAATGTAACATCATCAACAACAATTCCTACAACAGCTTTAAGTGGAACAATCACTAATGCTCAGTTGGCAAATAGCACTATTTCAGGTGTATCACTAGGTAGTAATTTATTTAATTTAACTGCTGGAACTGGAGTTAATTTTAGTTCAGGAACTACCTATAATGGTTCTACAGCAATAACAATAAATGCAACTGGTACTGGTGGTACTGTAACTTCAGTAAGTGCATCAGGTGGTACAACTGGATTAAGTTTTACTGGTTCACCAATTACTACAAGTGGAACTCTTACTTTAGGTGGCACTCTTGCAGTAAGCAATGGTGGAACTGGTGTCGTTAGTTCTAGTGGAGCTAACTCTGTAGTATTGCGTGATGCTAATGGAAATATCACTACAAATTGTATTTTTGAAGGTTATGTTACACAATCTGCAACTGGCACAACATTAGTTTTAACTGCATCATCGGCACAAAATTATCAAATTACAGGTTCAGGTGGGCAAACCATTAGATTGCCTGATGCTACAACTTTACCTAATGGTGCAACATTTACTTTTAATAATAATCAATCTTCAGGAACTATTGTTGTTCAAAACAATTCATCCACAACTGTTGCAACAATACAATCAGGTGGATATACAACTGTAGTTTTATTAAATAATTCAACTTCTGCTGGTTCTTGGGATCGACACGATTCAACACCATCAAATGTATCTTGGTCTACCAATACTTTAGATTATGCAGGTTCAATAACTTCTGCAACATGGAATGGTAATGTCATTGCTTATAATAGAGGTGGTACAGGAATATCAACTGCACCAACTCAAGGTGGTGTAGTTTATGGAGCTTCCTCAACGACACAAGGATATACTTCAGCAGGAACAGCAGGTCAAGTTCTAATATCAAATGGCACATCAGCACCTACTTTTGGTGCTGTAGCTGGGGGAAGTTTCTAATGACTAATTCAACAAACTTTATTAATTATGAAACCACCATTTATGCCCAGTGGCTAAATGATGTTAATAATCTTGTTTACAATGGCAACTTTCAATCTCCAACAGTCAATATTTATAATCTAATTGGTCAAAATGGGTCTATTGCAAATTTAACTGTAGCAAGTTTAACCAATGCTAGTTTAAGCAATGGTCAAGTCATTTATGCTGGAACAGGTGGCTTATTAGAATCTAGTCCAACCATGCGATTTGATGGAAATACTTTAACAGTTAATAATCTAGTTTCTGTCAATGGAATTAGTGGGGGTAGCTTCTAATGAGTAATTCTACTAATTTTATTAACTATGAAACAGTCATTTATGCTCAATGGTTAAATGATGTTAATGGACTTGTTTATAGTGGTGTTTTTCAAACTCCTAATGTCAATATTGCTAATTTAAGCACGACAACTTTAACTTCAGGATTTATTAGCACAGGATCATTAACTAGCAGTAATTTAGGCAATGGACAATTAGTTTTTGCTGGAACTGGTGGAGCACTACAAAGTAGCTCTAATTTAACTTTTAATGGAACTGTTTTAACTGTACCTAGTCTTACTATTACAGGAAGTTTAAATCTTAACTCTTTAACACTTGCAAATCCTTTACCTACATCAAGTGGTGGAACTGGAAATGTTAATTTAACTGGTTATGTTTATGGTAATGGTGCAGGTGCTATGACAGCATCAACACAGATCCCTAATACTGCCATAGGTGGTTTAGGAACAATGTCTACACAAAATGCTAATTTTGTTGATATTACTGGTGGCACAATGGATAATGTAGCAATTGGAAACACAACTCCCAGCACAGGAAAGTTCACTACTTTAGTAGCTTCTAGTGGAATTCAAGGTGGAAGTTTTTAACATATAAGGAACGAATATGTCAGCAACAGGATATACCCCCATTTTGATATATGGTAGTACCACTACTGGTAATACTCCATCAGCTTCTAATCTTACAACAACCACTAATGGTGTTGAACTTGCAATCAACGCAACTGATGGTAAGTTGTTTTATAAAGATAATAATGGAGTAGTTCAGGTTTTAGCTACAAAAGGAGCATCTCAAAATTCCATTAGTTTTGGTACTACAGGATTAACTCCTAATACATTAACTCAAGGTGCTGTTACTGTTGCTGGTATCTTAAATGTAAGCAATGGGGGAACTGGGTTGTCCAGTCTAACTGCTGGCTATATACCCTATGGTAATGGAACGAGTGCATTTGGAAGTAGTGCGAATTTATATTTTAGTGGAACAAATTTAGGTATAGGAACAAGTAGTCCGGGTGAAAAACTTCAAGTTAGTGGTGCTATTCGTGCAACAGGTGCAATAGCCTCTAACACTACAGGTGCAGTTTTAGCGTATCAAGGTTCGGGAACAAGTTTGCTTGGTGCATGGGGTATAAACTCATCTACTCGTGGTCAAATATCATTTTACCTTTCTGATAGTGCTGGCGGTATTGGTAACGAGTATATGCGTCTTTCAGATACAGTTTTAACTGTTACGCCCGGAGCAACAATTCAAGGTCTTACTGTTGGTACAGGAAATGGTGGAGCTCCTTATTCAACTGCTTTAGGGGTTAATGCTTTAGCAACGGCAAACACAGGAACAGGTTGGAATACTGCCATAGGTTGGTCATCTTTAACTGCAAATACTTCAGGCTCAGGAAATGTGGGTATTGGATTGCAATCGCTTTATACAAACACAACTGGCTCTAGCAATATTGCTATTGGTCAAGGTGCAATGCTTTCCAATATTTCAGGAACATCTAATGTGGCTATTGGTTCTGGAACTGCTGCTGCAAGCAATGGTGCATTGCAAGCAAATATAACTGGAAGTTACAATGTTGCTTTAGGTTATCAATCTTTATTTAACAACACCACAGCCTCTAATAACACCGCAGTAGGTTATCAAGCAGGATATAGTAATACAACTGGTGCAGTAATTAGTGCTTTTGGCTATCAGGCTTTATACTCTAACACCACTGGAAAATGGAATACAGCATTAGGAGCACAAGCATTATATGCAAACACAACTGGAGTTGCCAATCTTGCTGTAGGGAATGGTGTTTTATCTGCAAACACAACGGGGCAGTTTAATGTAGGTGTTGGTGGTGCAAATTCTGATGGAGATTCCCCAACTTTAGGTTTGAATACAACAGGCTCATTTAATACTGCCGTTGGTATTTATGCTCTTCATAGCAACACAACAGCATCTAACAACACAGCAGTAGGTTATCAAGCTGGTTACTCTAGTACAACAGGTGGTTCTAATATTTTTATTGGTGTCTTTTCAGGATTCAGTAATACAACAGGATATGAAAATACTTTTATTGGTTATACCGCCGGTCAAAATAATACAACAGGAGGCGATAATACTTTTGTTGGTCGTTTAGCGGGGTATTCAAACTCTACTGCTAATAATAACAACGCCTTTGGTAATGCTGCTTTATATTCAAATACTACAGGGACGTTTAACACTGCTATTGCTTCTATTGCACTTCAATTTAATACAACGGGTTCAAATAATACGGGAATTGGTTATGGATCATTAAATGCAAACACCACCGCATCTAATAACACAGCAATAGGTTATCAAGCAGGGTATACAAATAGTACGGGTCCTGGAAATACATTTTTAGGCTATGGTTCAGGATATTCAACTACTGGTAATTACAATACCTTTCTTGGATTACAAACAGGCTATTCAACTACTGGTAATTACAACACTTTTATTGGGGTAGGCTCAGGTGGTTATGGTGCTGGTTATTATGTAACTACAGGTGGATATAACACAATCATCGGTGGTTACAACGGCAACCAAGGTGGCTTAGACATTCGCACAGCAAGTAACTACATTGTTCTAAGTGATGGTGCAGGTAACCCAAGACTGTATGTGAATGGAAGTGGAAACGCATTTATTGCAAATAGTCTTTATCAAGAGTCTGTATTAACTCTTGGCGCTGCTTCAGGAAGTGTAGGTACACTACAAAGGTTAACATTTAGCGATGGAGTATATACAACAGGTCAAGTTACTTCGTATGGAAGTGCTTATGGTAGCGGATTAAATTATGGAATCGGTTTATCAAGTAATGCAGTTATAAAACTAGCATTAGGGGCATCAGCACAATATTCTGCAAGTACCTATGCAACAAATTATCTACAAGTAAGTGGTCAGCATCAATGGTTCACAGCACCATCAGGTACAGCAGGAAACGCAATATCATTTACCCAAGCACTCACTTTAGACAATAGTGGTAATTTGTTGGTAGGTACTACAAGCAATACAAACGGCTCAAGAATATTTGTTGTTCCATCTGCCAACACATCACCAGCTTTTGCGTGTCAAGGTGTTACGGGTGATGTTGCAAATCCCGCAGCTATTTTTGGTAAATTTGACAACAATACAACCACAAGCCAAATTTTTGTTCGTTTTACTTTAAATAATAATTCTGCGGGTTCAGGACAAATTACAGCCAATGGTGCTAATACCGCTGCTTTTGGTACATATTCAGATAAACGATTAAAGCAAAACATTGTTGATTTACCACCACAACTTGATAATATTCTTGCTCTTAGACCTACAGAGTTTGATTACATAGAATCTGAAGGTGGGGGTCATCAAATTGGTTTTATTGCCCAAGAAATGGAAGAAATTTATCCTGATTCTGTTGGTGAGCGTGAAGATGGAATGAAAATGATTGCGGGTTGGGATAAAACAACTGCTCGATTGGTCAAAGCCTTACAAGAACAACAAGCAATTATTGAAAAACTAGAAGCTCGTATTGCAACACTAGAGGCTAAACAATGAACCTAATCCTATTTGCTATTTTTGTCATACTTCAGTTCTTAGACTTTTGGACAACTTACAATGTTATTCAATCAGGCAAAGGGCATGAAGGCAACGCTGTAATGGAGTGGTTATTCTCCAAAATTGGAGTGGTTGGTGGATTTGCTGTGGCTAAGTCTATACTTATTGCCATCTTCGCTTACCTAGCAACAAAACACCTTTATACTTTTTTTATTATTGAAATAGACTTGGTTGTAGTGATGTTTATTTTATTCAATTTAGTTTATAGTTTTGTTGTGGTTTCTAATTATCAAATTTTAAAGAAAGGCTAATATGGCTAACACATACACATGGACAGTAACTTCAATGTCCACTCTACCTGATGTTCCAAATCAACCTAATTATGTAGTTTTAGTAAGTGGACAACTTACAGGATCTAATGATGCAACTCCACCAGTAACAGCATCTATTGGCTACAATGTTCAATTAGTTGTTGAAGAAAAAGAATCTGATTTCATTCCTTATGATCAACTTACACAAGCTATCGTTATTGGCTGGGTGCAAGAAGTATTAACTCCACAAGGTGTAGCTAATTTAGAAGCAAATGTGGATGGTCAAATCAACAGTATTGTAAACCCACCAGTATCACCATCAACACAACCTTTGCCTTGGGTAACTTTACAAGCACCAGTTAATTAATTTTGTATATAATGTTTTTAGGTAATTTTGCCTATTTTTTTAAGGAACAATGATGCAATCCGTAAATTTAACAGTTGAACTCGTCAATGCAATTCTTGGTTATTTAGGTACTAAACCTTTTACTGAAGTTGCTCAATTGATCAATGCAGTACAAACTCAAGTTGCTCCACAAGTTCAGCAAGAAGCACCTGCTGAAACTGCTGAAACAGTACAATAATGGAACTTCTCATGGATGGAATCGAATCTATTGTGCACGATACTGACAAAAGACTTTCTGTCCATGAGCAAGTTTGTGCAGAGAGGTATGAAGGCATACAAAAAGCATTTGATAATGGCACTAAGCGTATGCAGAAAATTGAATATATGTTGTATGTTGTTATATTTTCAGTTTTGTTTGGTAAAGAATTTGTTATTGATTTAATTAAACATTATTTAACACAATGAATATCCTTGAACAAATAGCTCCTACTATTGCTACAGCATTGGGCGGTCCTCTTGCTGGTTTGGCTGTATCAGCCATATCAAAAGCATTAGGAGTTGATGAGAAAGATGTTCAATCCACTATAGATTCAGGCAAACTTACTGCTGATCAATTAGCTAGTCTTAAACAAGCTGAAATTGAACTACAAGCTAAAGCTCAAGAATTAGGCTTAGACTTTGAAAAACTTGCTGTAGAGGATCGTAAATCAGCAAGAGATATGCAATCCACAACTAGGTCAGCCATACCAGCTATATTGGCTTTTATTGTGATCGGTGGATTTGCTTTAATTACTGGCATGAAAGTCATGGGTTATGCAATTGTGCAAGATCCAACCATACAAGATCTCTTAACAACTTTAAGAGATGGGGTTATATTAATTTTGTCTTTTTATTTTGGCAGTTCATCAAGCAGTCAGCGTAAGGATGAATTGTTACATCAATCTACACCTGTATGAATAAAGAAACTCTGTCTAATTATGTGACATTGATTGCAACTATTACTTTATCTGTCATATTATTAAGCATGGTGTTTGTATTATTAACAGGGCTTTTTTTTGACAAAGTAGATAACACTAAAATATTTGAAGCAATAACTCCAGCATTTCAAACTATTGTGGGTGGATTTATTGGGTTAATTACTGGTATCAAGATTGGAGATAATGATGATAACAAATGAGCAATTAACAAAGATAGGTATTGATCAAAAATGGCTACAACCATTGAATGATACTTTTGCTAAGTTTGAAATTAATACTCCACAAAGAATGGCATCTTTTATTGGACAATGCCAACACGAAAGTGGCAATTTTAGTCACCTAGAAGAAAACCTTAATTATTCTGCTGTAAGACTTGTTGAAATAATGCCTCACAGGTTTACCCTTGCTAAAGCACAAGAATGTGTTGCTAAGGGCAAACAAGCGATTGCTGAAGGTATGTATGGGCATAGATCAGATCTTGGCAATACACAGGATGGTGATGGTGGTGCTTTTTTTGGAAGGGGTTTGATTCAGCTAACTGGTCGAGCAAACTATACTGCTTTTGCAAATTACATAGGTAATCAAGAGATTTTAAATAATCCATCTTTATTAGCAACTCCTGAATATGCTTGCCTATCTGCTGGATGGTTTTGGAATACTCGTCATTTAAATAATTTTGCTGATAAACAAGATTATCTCAATATGACTAAGTTGATTAATGGTGGCACTTTAGGATTAGATAAAAGAATTGCCAACATTCAAAAAATATTATCTATTCTTGTATGAATGAGAATTTAGAACAAGAACCTAAAAAGCATTTAAATGGCTTTTCAGGCTTTTGTGCTTATTGCAATACCCCTATTAGCAATGATAAGTTTTGTAGCGAAGAATGTGCTGAAGAATTTGAACTAGCCACTAAATTTGGATTGTTTAACAAACAGCATAAGTATTAAATCATATCTCACTTTTTAAATATGCTTCTATTGCTCTTGCAAATTTAATTAAGTCTGCTGATAAATCTTTAAAAGAAAAATGCGATATAACTTCCCATATTTCCTCATCAGTAAGTTCACGAAGTTTTTTAGAAGCAATACCATTCCAATAACCAGTTGAGTAAATATCAGATTCTTTATCAGTCATTTATCGCCTCTTTATGCATAAAATCAATTAAACCATCTAATACTTCAGGGTTTTTGTTATCAGCCCATACTCCACTAACCACAAAATTTAACTCCATTGCTCTATCAATATCACTATTTGGATACTTTAGTTTGTAGCAATAATTTCTTAAATATCTATATCTTTCTGCGTCAGTTTTCAACTCCTCAATTTCTTTGGCTTGTTGGCGTAGCATAGTGGCTATTTCTTCAAAAAATGGATTGCAATCTTCACTTTCAACTTTATTTGCTAGTTCATTTGCTGTCATCATACATCCTTCCATTTCCAACCAAGCAACAGTTCAGTATTTTTAATCTGTTCTTCTGTAGGCTTTTCTCTAACATTCATGTGCCAATTGCCACCAATAATCCAAGAACCAGCGTAATTTGGATTTAATGGTGCAAACACATATTGTGGTGAGCAAGTATGAACAGAATCACCTGTTACTCTTTGCCCACATTCTGAACAAACAATCCATGTATTTGCTAATTCTTCAAGCAACTTTACATTTAATTCAGTCATTTTTTCTCCTTACATTGTTTAATTACTTCTTTAGGAATATCAATAGCGTAGGGATAAGTAGCCATGCGACAATCATGTTTTGCTCTGTATTGATTAAATTCACTTAAAAATATAATGAATGAACAAATTAATAAGCTAAATAAAAAACCAAACCAAACTAAAGAATAATCTTTCATTATTGACCCAATCTATGTTTTAAAAGAATTAATTGCCCTTCCAGTTGTTCAGCATGATGTTTATACATTCTCATTTGAGTTTGAATATCAACATTCTGTATGCGAAGCTGGAGAATCTCATTCTTTAAATCACTAACAACTTTTTGTAAGTATTCAATTTGCTTATCCATATACGATCCTATATAAAAGTTGAAGAAATTTATTTCTATCATTTTTATCTAGCAAACATCTTTGAATAAATAGCATATCTTTGTCATGCTCAATATAAGGTTTAGGCTGATAATTAATACCTATTTTTACTTTTCCAGTATCGTATGGAATGTTCATTTTTGCTCCCTTGCTTTCATCATTGCGTCTGCTAATTCGTAAGCATGTTTACTGGTTGATTTTTGAACAGTTATAAGACCTTCATTACCTCCTTCAAGCATAGTTAAAATTCCTAACATAGCATGAGTAGCAAAGTAATCTCTTAAATCCATGCCTTCTTGTGCATCAAAAAACTGATGATTTGATTTTGGAAATGCTTTCATTTATTCTCCTAAATTTAAATTTCTATAAATAACATCATCAGACCATCGTTGATCATGCGAATCGTCATATAACTTTATGATTTTTTCAGGATAAATCAACTTAGGTTTTTTACCAACAAAACAAAATGCATAAATTAATGATGCTTTTTTGCTGTCGTACCATTCCAAAAATAAAGGAATCATATCAACTTCCTTTTTTTTGAAATTCGCAGTGCCTTTAACATTAACAACAAATAATTGATTACCAACATCAACTATGTAATCAGGAAGGTTTCGAATCAAAACATTCAAATCATAAAAATAATTGATGTTCCTAGTTTTTTCATTAAAACCTAACCTATGAAATTGATAGTTTTTTTCTGTACAGTATTCTTCAAATATTTGTTCAGCAATGTTTACAAAACTTTGTCTTTCTTGATAAGTGTTAGAACCATTCATATTGGCAAAGCAAACATTACTGCAAACAAAATGCCAAATAAAGTTGCAACTAGGTATTCAACCCATACTGGTATATCTAAGTGATCTAATAACATTTTTTTCCTTTCGTGAAATTAAAATGGTGCTTCTTCAAAATGATTAATGCTTTTCTTTGGTTTAATGTATTTATATGTCCAACCTTCACGAATTGAAACCAATGCTATAGCTTCAGCCCTGTAACGAACTTTACGCATTAAATCACCAGTTTCATCGTAGACATAATACATAACTAACCTTTCATTAATTACTACAATCATAGTATTACATAGAACTATGATATTAGCAATAATTATTTATCATAGTTTGTTGTTTTTATGGGGTGGGGTGATGCCACGAAAGGATCTGCTTGGTTGTGTGAAAAAGCAGAAAGTAGGTTTATAGTCTTGCTCAGGACTTACATCACCCCATAGCTGGTTAGAAAGGTGGGTCATCATCCATTTCTGATAAACCACCTACTGATTTAGGAACTAAACTTGCAAATGGATCTTCTGTATCTTTTGGTTTAGCTTCAGATTTATTTCCCAGTAATTGTAATGAATTAGCAATTATTTTGGTAGAGTATTTTTCAATTCCATTTTTATCAGTATATTTATCAGTTTTTAATTTACCTTCAACATATACTGGATTACCTTTTGCTAAATACTTACTAGCAATTTCAGCCAATTTACCAAAAAAAGAAATATTAACATATTCCACCACTTCTTTTTGCTCACCTGATTTATCTTTGTATTTTTCATTACAAGCAATTGTGATATTGGTTACAAAAGAACCATCCGAAAATGCTTTCTGATCAGGTTCTTTCGTTAAATTACCAATACCAATCCATTTATTTACTGATGCCATTTTTAAATTCCTTCATAAGTTGTACTTCATTTTCTACTTCTTCTAAAAATTTCTTAATTTCAGTTTCCATTTGCTCAATATAATTTTCATCACGATTTAAGCGAACTATAAATAATTTAGTGTTATCACTCATTCTTGGATCATAGGAAATAAAATCAACCCATTTAGCACCAGTGCAAGACATTTGTGCCATCATTTGTGGAATATACTTAGCTGGTGGTTTGCCTTCTTTTAGATAGCTCCAATGAACTGCTGATTGATAAGGACACTTTATTTCAATCAATCCTTCACCAACTAAGCCATCAGGAGAGCAACCAAACCAAGGTATTGTAGGATGATCTACAAAAGCAATCTGCTCTACAAATGTTTCACATGAAACCTCATAAGCCAATCTAGCTTCATCTTCATAGTGTGAACCATGTGCCATAGCATCATTCTTAAAACCTTCTTCTATGATGCCTGTCATTCGCTGGAGAGCTAGTTCTATTAGATAATTACCTCGACTAGCTGAAACTCCAGTTTTGGTCTTAGCCATTACATCAGCAACCCTGCTGGCAGTAACTTTACCTTTACGAAGTTCATGCCATTCTAATGTTCCTTGTTCAATCATTTTTTTCCTCATTTTCTTTAATTGGAGATACTATGATTCTCATTTGATGGTGTGGATAAGCTAAAGATCTTGCACCTGCTGGTATTCCATTACCTACAGGAAATTCTTCATTTACCCAAACTTCATCTAAATAACATTCATAGCTTATGGGTTCAGTATTAATGGTTATTCTTACTTTTTCTCTTTTCATTCTTTTGTTCCTTTCATTATTTCAGCTTTACGAATTCCACAAGCTGTACGAATTTGAGTTAAGAATTCTGTATTTCTTGGATATTTAGTGGATGCTGATTTAAAAATATTTACAAGCTGATCTACAGTTTCAGCATTTTGAATATCTGAATCATAAATAGCTAAATCTTCTTCTGATATATCTTCTTCTGCTGGCAAATCTTCACCGGCATACACATACAAACCTATTCCATAAGTAGCAATACATTTAGCAAGGCAACGCATCATAGCATCACTAATTTTTCTAGCATCAGGATTTTTAATAGCTTGATTTCGATTGTCCATAACTGGTAAGTGCATCGTCATAGTTTTCCCAAAAGCTGTAACTTTGCAAAAAACCATCATGGTTTCATTAAAAATTTTAGGTTCTAAAAATTCCCAAACAGCCATAGGATCTTGTTGTAATAAGGTATCAACAGCCCATGTCCAACTAAGATAAGTTAAATTACCTTTTTTTTCAGTATGTTCATTAACATTAATTGTTCTTAATTCTTTATAGTTCATTTTTAATCCTTTCGTGATTATTCGTAGTCATTACCTATTAAACCAGCATTAAAATCTTCTGATGCTTGCTTTTCAGCTTGTTTTTCCATTTCATCCATTACCATCAAATAAATGTATCTTCCTAACGCAAGAAACTCTTTATTTTTTGCAATATCTAAAATGCAATCAACATCTTTTTGTGGAGCATCAAAAATAACATTACTGAAATTTTCCCAATTGAATGGATCATATAATGATCCTTCAGTCATATATTCTCTAGCACGATCTGAAATTTTTTCATCCATCAACGGATCTTCTTTAGGGTAATATGGCTCTTGCAACCAACTGTCATAACTCATTTTTATTCCTTTCGTGAAATAGGGTAGTAAAATTACTACTTAAAACTATTATATCATACTTCTAAATAAATACTATGACATTTGCAAAAAGAACTGATAAAAACCAACAAGAAATTATGAATGCTATGCGAAAGATGGGAGCAAGTGTGACTGATCTTAGCAAAGTAGGAAAGGGTTGTCCTGATCTTTTGGTGGGAATTAATAATAAAACAGCCCTAGTTGAGATTAAATCCAGTAGCAAAGCCAAGTATACAATCCATCAAGAAAAATGGCTTGAAGCATGGAAAGGTGGCACTGCAGCTAGGATAGATTCTATTGATTCAGCCATACAACTCATAAAAATACTTTCAAAATAACTCACAAATTTATTTGTTTATTAAAATATTTTTATTTATTATTATTGCATTTCTTCTTAATTTTGTGTTATCGTTTTTTTAAGGAGGATTTATGGAAGAAATTAAAAAACATTTGCAAGTTGAATTTGGTACTTTAGATGAGCTTTCAAAGTTATTAGGTGTTAGAAATACAGCAGTTTATAACTGGCTTTCTAGGAAACAAATACCTATTAAACATTTGAAAAAAATTAGCGTTTTATCTGAAGGAAGATTAACAAAAGAAATGCTTAGACCTGACTTGTTTGGAGAATGATATGTTCAATATTATTAAAGCAATTGATTTTGATACAAAAATTTTAAATGAATTTAATGTTAATCAATTTTATATTGATGATGATGTTTTAATATTAACTCATGGTGGTTATAGCTATGAGATTCCATTAATTGATCTTAAGGATGGCAAAAAAGCAATATTTTGGATTCGCCAAGTTGAACAAAAAACATGGCTTGATAGAAATGAATTATCAAAATTTATACAAATAATTTGTCTTTTGAATGGAATTTAATTGATGCCTGACAGATTAATCCGAGATGAACTTCTCAATTCTGAACGATATTGGTCAGTTTCTGATGAAGCAAAACTTCTTTACATTCATTTAATTTTATCTGCTGATGATACAGCTCGTTATTCAGGGAAAAATTTTACCTTAAGAACAAGATGTTTTTCAGGTCGTGGAATGGAATCGAATCGTATGGAAATTTTGCTAACAGAACTGGTTGATCAAGATTTAATACGACTTTATTTTGTAAATAATGAAAGGTTTATTTTTATACCAAGATTTAAACAAAGATTAAGATTTGTAAATAGCAAATATCCAATACCACCTAATGAAATCAATGACATAACAATTAAAAAGACTGACTTAAGTCAGACTAAAGACAGTCTTAAGACAGGCTCAAGTCAGCAGAAGAGAAGAGAAGAGAAGAGAAGTAATACATATACGAGTGATTTTGAATTGTTTTGGAAAGCATATTCAAAGTTTGTAGGTAAAAGTGTTGCTTTTAAAGAATGGAACAAATTAAATCCTGATTCTGAACTTATAAAGGTAATTATTGAAAAAGCAAGAGCTCAAGCTATTGCAATACCTGAATCTAAATATCGTAAAGACGCTGAACGATGGATTAGAGATAGGAGATGGGAAGATGAGTTAATTGTAAAAACATCAAATGATGATATTTTTGCATCACTAAGGAGACCAGTATGATTGGAGAAAAAGAAGCATTTTTACATTTTTATCGAGGAAATAATTTTAATGGAATATTTATGATTGTTGGTGATAAGCCTTATTGGTTTAATCCAAATGATCAAGATTTTTCAATGCCAAGTATCTATACAGAACAAAACAGACCTAAACCATACGATTGTGGGTTCTTTAAAGACCAAACAATACACCTAATTCAATCTAAAACGGCTTCAGACGAGTTTTTTTTCTTATGGTATAGACATATCCTTACCTTAAACCCAAAAACGCTTCTAGCGTTGGATTCTCAGGATGAACTTTATGTTAGTTGATATTGATTTAAATAAATATGCTGAATATTCAGAAATACGCAGTCGTGTAAATGAAAAGTCAGATTTTGAAAATGAAGTTTTAGAATATTTCAAAACAAGACAAAATGGAATTTTAGGAGATAAGTTGCCTTTTCCTGATGCTGACCAAAAAATAGGATTTAGGCGAAAAGAAATAACTGTTTTAGCTGGTGTAAATGGTCATGGTAAATCTTTACTTCTTGGACAAATAGCATTAGACATTGTTAATAAAGGTTCAAAAATATTAATGGCTTCATTAGAAATGCCACCAGTATCAACATTAGCAAGAATGACTAGACAGGCAACTGGTTCAAACATTCCTAATAAACATCAAATAAATAAGTTTATGAAATGGAAATTAGATCATTTTTATTTATTTAATCATGTAGGAAGCCTAGAAACTTGGCAAGTCATTAGTTTATGCAGATATGCTTCAATTGAGTTAGGTGTAACTCATGTAATCATTGATTCTTTGACTAAATGCACCAAAGGTGAAACTGATTATGATGGTCAAAAAGACTTTATGAATCAATTATGTGAAGTTGCAAAAGAAATGAATATACATATTTTTTTAGTTCACCATGTAAGAAAAGGAAATGATGAAACTGAAACAGCTAATAAATTTGATTTAAAGGGATCAGGCTCAATATCTGATCTTGTAGATAATGTAATGATTATTTCAAGAAATATAAAAAAAGAACGAGAAACTGAAAGAAATCTATTACCTGATAACTCAGAACCTGATGCCGCATTAATTATTTCAAAACAGCGTCATGGTGATTGGAGTGGAAAAATTGGATTATGGTTTGATAAGAAAAGCCAACAGTTTACTGAAAGTTTTCAACAACCTATTATTAATTATTTGGGGGATTTGTGAATTATTTATCTGTTTGTAGTGGAATTGAAGCCGCTTCTGTTGCTTGGAATGATTTTAATTGGAATCCTATAGGATTTTCTGAAATTGAAAAATTTCCTTCAGAAGTTTTAAAACATCATTATCCAAATGTTAAAAATTTTGGAGATATGACTAAATACAAAGAATGGAGTTTAAATGGAACAGTTGGACTTTTGGTCGGTGGAACACCTTGTCAATCCTTTAGTGTCGCAGGACTTAGAAAAGGACTTGAAGATCCACGAGGAAACCTCGCACTCACCTATGTTGGAATTCTTGATAGATTTAAACCAAAATGGTTCATTTGGGAAAATGTGCCGGGTGTCCTCAGTTCCAATGGAGGAAGGGATTTTGGTTCCTTCCTTGGGGCGGTGGCTGAACTCGGGTATGGGTTCGCCTACAGAGTGCTTGATGCTCAATACTTCGGAGTTCCCCAAAGACGCAAGCGTGTGTTCGTTGTCGGATGTTTTGGAAATTGGAGAACTGCAGGAAAAGTATTATTTGAGCCCGAAAGCTTGCGAGGGAATTCTCCGCCGAGCAGAGAAAAGAGGAAAGAAACTACCATTAACTCTGGAATTGGCATTGAAATCTCAAGCCCTCTTGCTGCAAGAAGATTTTCAGAAACAGATGGATTAAGTGAAATATCAGGTCAAATGATAGCAGTTTCAAATGTTTGTGGAACTTTAATGGCTAGAGATTATAAAGGTATTAGTGCAGATGATACTGCTACTAAATTAGTTACATATTGCAATCATTTAGCACCAACATTAACTTCTAGTGGTGCTGGCATAAGTAGAACTGGAGCAGATACCACTGCCGATTCTCAATATATTGTTCAACCAATATCTTTTGATTTAGCACAAATTACAAGTAAACAAAATGGTACAAAAGTAGAACCAAATTTGCCAGTTTCAACTTTATTAAAAGGTAGTCAAATGCATTGTGCTTATACTTTAAATGCGACTGAAGTTCATGGAGTTGCTATTTTAGGTGGACAACATCCAAATGCTTCAATTGGAGAAAATTTAAGTCCTACATTAACAAGTGCTATGGGTACTGGTGGTGGTCATGTGCCAGTTGTTAAAGATGTTGCCAATGTTCATGCATTTAAAGTGCGAGGTGGATGTGATGGTGGTGGAAAAGATTATTTAGAACAAGATGAAAAAGCATTTACTTTATCTACAACGCAAGACCAACAAATATTAGCCCCAACATTAACAACTAATGATTCAAGTCGTAGTCCTCGTGCATCTGAAGTTACTAATCAAATTGCATCAGTATATCAATCATCTATGCAAGTTAGAAGATTAACACCTATTGAATGTGAAAGATTACAAGGATTTCCTGATAACTACACAAATATAAAGCATAATTGTCCTGATGGTTCAAGATATAAAGCATTAGGCAATTCAATGGCTGTTCCTGTAATGCGATGGATAGGCAAAAGAATTAAAGATATAGAAGAATTGAATTTATAAAAAAATTTAATTGTGATATATTATAAATTATGCCAAAAATTAAACTTGAACCCAAAGGTAATGCAGTCAAAAAAGTTAGGGAATTCCTTGTAAATCAAAGAAATCCATTTACTTATACTGATATTGCTAGAAACTGTGATTTAAATGCCACTGAAATATCCATGGCTTTATGTCATTTAATCAAACTGAAATACGCAACAAGAGAACAAGTTGCCAATCCTAATCCCAAGGGAAGAAGGATCATTTGGCAATATACTTATTTTCCTGATAAGATTAAATGAAAGAATTTTTTATTCTTGCTAATGATGCAGTAAGAATTAATGCAATAGAAGCGATCAAAAAAGCTCCTGAAGGACATATTGTTGAAATCAAACCCAAGAATAGATCCTTAGAACAAAATGCATTACTTCATACCATCATCCAAAAAATATCATTAAAGGTAGAATGGGCAGGAAAAAAAAGAGCAATAGATACATGGAAAAGACTCCTTACTGCTGGTTGGTTGAGAGCAAGAGGTGAATCAATTGAAATATTACCATCTATTGATTACCAAGGAGTAGATATTGTATTTCGACATACTTCCCACCTCACAGTGGCAGAAATGTCAGAGTTCATAGAATACATTATGGCTTTTGCAGTAGAACATGGAATAGATCCATGACAGAATTTGAAGGTGTAAACATTGATGCTATACATTACAAAATGACAACGAAAAAAGAAAAAGACTATTATGGAAAACTCGCAAACTTTGGCTGTGTCTTATGCCACCTCATTGGATTCGAAGGAGTGCCAGCAGAAATTCACCATATCAGAAATGGAAACATCCCAAGAAAGCAAGCTCCAGTTATCCCATTATGTTTCGAGCATCATCGAGGAAATACCGGTGTTCACTCTCTTGGTAAAAAAGGGAAATTTGAAGCTCGCTATGGAATTAACGAGCAAGCCTTACTTGAATTTATCGAAGAACAATTTGGAGTAAATCCTGTAAATTTGTGATAGTATCCCAACTATGACTAAGCGAAAAAATCCTGAAGATCTATTACCTAGAGGTAGACCAACTGATTACAAAGAAGAATATTGTGATCAGCTTTTAGAATTCTTCAATAAAGAACCCTATAAAGAAGTAACTCTTAAAGATCGTAGTGGTGGACAAAAGAGAGAATTAGTTCCTTGTAAATTCCCAACACTTGCTAGATTTGCTTGTAACATAGGAGTTAGCAGAGATACTTTATATGAATGGTCTACTGCAAAACTTCCAAATGGTGAGTTAAAACACCCAAATTTTTCCTACGCTTATAAAAAAGCCAAAGAATATCAAGAATCTATACTCGTTGAAGGTGCAATGGCTGGAGCATTTTCACAACCATTTGCCATATTTACAGCTAAAAATGTTCTTGGCTGGAAAGATAGACAAGAAGTAGAAAATACTGGATCAGTAGAAATTACATATCATGGTGGACTTCCAGTAAAAGCTAATGAAGTATGACATCTATGCTCCTACATTCCATGCAGGACAAACTGATTTATACCTGAATGGAACAAAACTCAATGCAGTAAGATGTGGCAGACGATGGGGTAAGACTAGATTTTTAGAAATCATAGCTACTGATGCAATATGTAAGAAGAAATCAGTGGGGATATTTGCTCCTGAATACAAACAGCTACAAGAACCATGGGATCACATACGAGAAATCCTAACTCCTATTATTTCATCAGCTAACAGAAATGAAGGAACAATCAAATCTAAATTTGGTGGCAAGGTTGATTTTTGGATATTAAATGATAATGAACTTGCTGGTAGGGGTAGAGAGTATGATCTAATCCTAATTGATGAAGCATCATTTACCAAAACTCCACAAATGAAAGAGATTTGGGAGAGATCATTAAAACCTACCATGCTCACCACAAGAGGTACAGCATGGGTATTTTCAACTCCTAATGGTGTTGATACTGAAAACTTCTTTTATTCGATCTGTAATGATCCTGATATGGGATTTAAGACATTCCATAAGCCAACCAGTACAAATCCTTATGTACCACCTGAAGAACTCGAAAAAGAAAGGGAACGCAATAATCCTTTAGTATTCCAGCAAGAATATCTAGCTGAATTCGTAGACTGGTCAGGGATTGCTTTCTTTAGCTTAGACAAAATGTTACAGGATGGTAAGCCTATAGATTATCCAGTCAAATGTGATGGTGTTTATGCTGTAATGGATACAGCAGTCAAAGGTGGCAAAGAAAATGATGGTACAGGTGTTATTTACTTTGCAATCAATAAGTTATATGGACAGCCATTAATTATCTTAGACTGGGATATATTGCAAGTGGATGGAGCTTTATTAGAAAGTTATATTCCTACTATCTTTCAGCGATTAGATGATTTTGCAGGAAAAACACAGGCTAGAAATGGAAGTGTTGGGCTATTTATTGAGGATACTGCAACTGGATCAATTCTTATTCAACAGGGAAGAACTAGAGGATGGAATACTCATGCCATAGATTCCAAGCTCACTGCTGTAGGAAAGGATGAAAGAGCTATTTCAGTTTCAGGGCATTTTCACCAAGAAAAACTTAAAATATCGCAATATGCATTTGATAAGGTAGCAAGTTTCAAAGGATCTACAAGAAATCATTTGATTACTCAAGTAACTGGATTTAGAATAGGTGATCGTGATGCTCATAAAAGGGCTGATGATCTATTGGATTGTTTTACTTATGGAATTGCTATTGGAGTTGGCGATAAATATGGCTATTAAAGGATAACTATGTCAGATATAACGATAACTACTACAACCATTGGTGGAAATCTAATGAATATTCTTGCTTCAGGTGATATACAGCCCGGTGATAATGCTAGTTATGAATTATGTAAAACCCTATGGGAATATCATCCTTTAGGTGGAAAACTGGTAGAAAAGCCAATTATGATGGCTTTATCCAAACCTAGAATCATTACAGTAGATGCTGAACCAAAAGAAATGTTGGTGGAAGCATTTGAGAGAGAATGGGAAAAATTAGGAGCAACGAACCATATTCGTGATGTGAGCTTTATCAAAAGAGCTTATGGTGCTGGTGCTATCGTTATTGGTGCTCCCAATATACCTACAACTGAACCATTAGATTTATGGAAACTTGCTGATCAAGAGATTTATTTTAATCAACTCGATCCTTTGAATTTGGCTGGTTCTATTGTCACGAATCAAAACCCTAATGCTCCTGATTTCCAAAAGCCATTGGCTTATAGTACAGCGGCAGGGCAACCATATCATCCTAGTAGATCAGTAGTTGTATTTAACAACACTCCAATTTATTTAAGTTTCCAATCCTCAGCGTTTGGCTTTACTGGTAGATCAGTATTTTTAAGAGCTTTATATCCTTTGAAATCATTTGTGCAATCCATGATCACTGATGATTTGGTAACTTTTAAGGCTGGATTATTAATTTCAAAACAAAAACCTGCTGGATCAATTGTTAATAATTTGATGCAAATGGCGGCTGGCATTAAGAGAACATATCTTCAGCAAGGAGCAACAGGTAATGTGCTTTCTATTGATATTGATGAAAGTATAGAAGCACTAAATCTCACTAATACTGATACTGCTATGACAACTGCTAGAAATAACATCATAGCGAACATAGCCGCTGCTTCTGATGTTCCTGCATTGTTGCTCAAAGATGAAGCATTTACGCAAGGATTTGGAGAAGGTACAGAGGATGCAAAAGCCATAGTTCAATTCATAGATGGTATTAGAAATGACATGGATAGCTTGTTTAAATTCTTTGACAAGATCGTACAGCATCGTGCATGGAATAGAGAATTTTTCGAAGCAGTTCAAAATCAATATCCTGAAATCTACAAGGATAAGACTTATGAGCAGGCTTTTTATATGTGGCAAAATGCATATAAAGCTGATTGGACTTCTCTCATGGAAGAACCACCAAGCGAAAAAGTTAAAGTTGCAGACATCAAGATTAAATCTATTAATGAAGTATTGCGTACTGTTTTACCAGTCATAGATCCACAAAACAGAGCAACATTGATACAATGGGCACAGGATAATATTAATGAAATGGAAGATTTATTTGAAAGTTCATTAAATCTTGATCCTGATTTAATATCTGAATATGAACCACCTCAGGGAACAATGCCTGAAGAAAAATTAACTCGTAAAGTATCTTAGGAGTGCTGTTATGCGATTTCTCAATAAAAAATCAGGGCAATTTGTAACTGTTTATCCTAAACATACACAAGCTGTATGTGCTTTATTGAGATCACAAGATTATTTAGTTGTTAATGATGCTATATGGCAAGAAGCAGATCATCCTAGAGATACTGATGGCAAATTCACCAGTGCAGGTGGTGGAGCAGAAGCACCAACTACAGGAAAAGCAGTAGCACCTATTACAACTCCAGCAACTCCAGCTTTATTATCTAAACCTAAAGCTCCAACAGCTAAAAAGAAAAGCACAACTGCTAAAGAATTCTTTGGTGAAAGTTTTAAGCCTAACGATCTTGAACCATTAAGTCCACAAGCCAAGACTAAATTAGAATCCATGTATCAAAGGGCTTCAGAGGTAAAAGTGCACTATGACAAGATCAACGAAGGTATAGCTCAAGAACTTGGTGGTAAATATGTTGATGTTCCATTGAAGGGAACAGCTAGAGCAGTAGAGAAAATTCTATCTGATTATGATGGTGATGCTAGTAAACTTAAAGATCTTGTAAGATCTACAATACAAATCAATTCATTATCTGATGTGCAAAAATCAATTGATAAGATCAAAGAAAAATATGGTAAGCCAGTTAAAGAAAGAAATCTATTAGATCCTGATAAGGGTTCTTTATTTGATACTGGTTATCGTGATATTAATATGGTTGTGGAAATTGATGGAACATACGCAGAAATACAAGTTAATTTTGCACCCATGCTAAAAGCAAAAGAAGGCTTTCATAAGCATTATGAAGTTATTCGAGAAATGGAAGCTGAAGCAAATACTTCTAAAAGACCATTAACTCAGGAAGAAGAAGCAACTAGAACTAAATTAATGAAAGAAATGAAAGTTGCTTATGATTCAGCTTGGCAAGAAATTCTAGCTTCTTCGAAACCCTCATAACTACAGGGCATATAAAAGCCACTTAGTTTATATTCTCTTGGCTCTTTACGATCCCATGCTGAACAGTAAGGTAGATCACCACCACCACCACAAACAACAGGAATACCATCCTCAGTAACATAGAATCTAGCTGATTTGTCGAATTGCATATTAAATCCTTTCAGTTATATTTTATCATAATACTATGATTTTAGCTTGCAAAAAACCCCTTTATTCAAGGGGCTGGAAAACCTACTAGATCAGTAGTAAGCAGTCCAATGACTTTGCTCGTAAATTGGAACACCAGCAACAACAGCCACAGGATTAATTCTATACGCATTTGCGTAACTCGCAACTCTAAAGTAAGCATTTTCAGCATCACCTTGGGCACGATAACTACTAACTGCATCACCCACAAAGCTATTTGGAACAGGAACACAGTAACCCTGATCAGGACATCCATTTCCCTCTCTTAACTGGCTGATAGGTCTTACATCTATCATACGACCACGAACAGCAACAACCTGATAATAATCAATATTTGTTTGTTCATATCCCCAGCTACTTCTGAAAATGTCACCAACATTCACAACAACTTGCCTACTGGCTTCTAACCTTTGTGCCCTTTGTTGTGCTCTGTACTGGGCATTACCTCTGATCCTTTGAGCATATTCAGCAACATAAGCATTTAACCTTTCTGCATTGCTAAAACGATACCTAAAATCAGGATTATTTCTTCTACCAGCAAAACCAATGGCACACAATCTATTTAAATCAGCGAAGATCTCAATGCCATATTCTGCATCCTGCATCAAAGGTTCATAACCAGCAGGAACATACCTATTTAACTCACGAACAGCCATCACACACCCCCTTGTTGTTGAATTTGTTGGATCACTTGCAAAGCCACAGCTTGTCTACCTAACTGCCCTTTTGCGACAGCCAAAGCAAGAACAGCTCTAGCTTGCTCTAAATTCCGAACCAAATACCCATAAATTTCGAATTCCATTTTTATTCCTTTCGTGAAATAATTACTACAATTACAGTATATACTAATTAAGCATAATGTCAAGCGTTTATTTCAAAAAAACCATATTTTTTTTCTAATATTTCTCTGATGTGTTCACGATCTACAGAATCACCACAAACAGGGCAACCATTACGAAACTCTCTACCATCTTTGGATTGTAAAAAGCGAATAGCTTGTCTTATAATTTCAATAGGAACACCCATGTCATAAACACCACCAGCACCATAAAAGCTATAAACATAATTTGCGAACTTCAACATTTCTTGATTTGACATCATAATTTTTCCCTCGTTTGCCCCCTACTGGGGGCTTTTTTTAAAAGTTGTAATCGTAATACTTAACTGGCTTATCTCTTAAAACAAACTTCTGTCCATACTTATCAGCCCAACCTAATTTCTTATTTGCTCTGATTCTGATAATTGGTGCTGATTCGTCAGGCTCAATAATCCATTCTTGTTCACCTTGATTTATACAAACAGCACTAAAACCACCAGCGACAAATTCAGGCTTATAAGAAGGAGCTTTTTCAGCTTTCATTGCCCTGATCTCTATACATTTTTCAGAAACTACCCTAATAACTTCATAAGGATTTATATCTGAATAAGCTATGTGCATTGCGTATCTCATTTTTTCTCCTTAGGCTGGTGCAAACATTTGTTGTCCCATTGCTACAAAAACATTCAAAGCAATAAGTTGTTGTGGATTTAAATCTTCACGATTGTCTTGCATATCAATTACAGCTTCCAAAATAAAAGGCAAAGCATTTTGTACTTGATATTCCTGAATAATTTCAATTGCTTGGGCGATCTGCATTTTAATTTCCTTTCGTGGTTAATTAAGACTACATTTTTATAATATACCTATTAAGCATAAATGTAAAGTAATTTGTCCAAAAAAACAAAAATATTTATTTTTAATAAAATCCTTGCAAATACCTATTAAGCATGATACTATGATATTGTGAGAAAGCGAAAGAAAAAAAATTGAAAAATTTAATTAATGCAATATCACTGGCAAGCACTTTGCATCGAGATCAAAAAAGACTTGATGCAAATGCAACTCCATATATTAATCACCCAATAGCAGTTGCTAAACTATTGTTTGAAGCTGGTATACACGATGAAGATATTTTGTGCTCTGCACTATTGCACGATGTTGTAGAAGATTGTGCTATCAGCATTTCAGATATTGGCAATATGTTTAATGATTGCATTGCTCAAATCGTAGATGATGTAACTGATCCAGTAGGCTTGGATGGTGAAGATAGAAAATTGGCACAAATTCAAAAGGTAAAAAGTATTTCCTATGCTGGAAAACTAATCAAAGTAGCTGATAAGATTTGCAATATCAGGGATGTATTGGATAGTCCACCCAACTGGAGCATAGAAAAAAAACTAAAGTATTTTGAATTTGCTCAAGCTGTATTTAATTCAGCCAATATTGACAATCCTTATTTAATAGAAATATTTTTAAATTTAATGAAAAAAAAGCAACAAATTGCTTGACACTATGCTTAATAAGCATTAATATAAAGATGTAGTCTTGATTAACACGAAAGGAATAAAAATGGCAATTAGTAAAAAAGAAGCAAAATTAATTAGTGATTTAATTGGAAGTTTGCTTGTATCTAAAGACATGGTTGATAGTGGAGAATTTGATACTGTTCTTTGGATGAACTATTCTGATGAAGCAGCTGATAAATTAATACAAATGGGCATTGAAGTTTCAAAATATAATGTTTCAAAACAATTGGTAGGAGTTTAAATTTAACTAATGGTTATTAAACAAAGATCAAGGGGCATACAAGGGTATGTCCCTTCTCCTATAGAAATTATTTCTGCTAGGGGAAAATTAAGCCAATCTGAAGCATCCAGTTTGATATATACTACACAAGCAAGATGGAGTAATTATGAAAATGGGAAAGCTCGTATGCATCCAAGTGCTTGGGAATTATTTCTTATAAAGATTAAACAATGACATTTTTTGAAATCCTAACTGAAGCTGTTAATGACATCATAGAAAATGGTTATGATTCTGAAGAACGAATCAGGATGTGGATGGATAGAATTTACAAATCAGCAATAGCTGAACTTATCCCTGAATCTCAAATACAGCAAGAATTAGAAAAAGCTCTTAGATCAGCTTTTTATAGATTAGTCACCAAAGGATCATTAGTAAAAGGCAACATCAGTAAATTTGATGTTGATAAGCTAAAACCTAAACTACAAGCTGAACTAGATCGTAGAATTGTCACATCAGCGAATTTAATTAAATTAAATCGTGAAGAAGCAGTCAATACAGTTTTGCGTAGATTTGAAGGATGGGCAACATCTATTCCTGCTGGTGGATCAAAAGTTGTAGATCGTGTACAGCAAAAAAAGGATATTCGTAAATCTTTAGGGAAAATAGGGTTTGAACAAAGAAGGGTAATTATTGATCAAACTCATAAATTAATATCTAATATCAATGACATAGTTGCAGTAGACAATGGAGCTATTGCTGGGAAATGGCATAGCCACTGGAAACAAATTAATTATGATTATCGTAAAGATCACAAAGAGAGAGATGAAAAAATCTATGTTATTCGTGGATCTTGGGCTGATAAGGAAGGTTATTTAACTCATCCTAATGGTTATACTGATCAGATTACGCAACCCGGTGAAGAAGTGTATTGTAGGTGCAATTATGTGTATTTATACAATTTAAAACAATGCAAAAATATTTTGACAAAAAAAGGGGAATTGGCATTACAATCAATAAAAACTAAGTAGGGTATTTTTTATGCCATTTGAATCAGAAAAGCAACGAAAAGCTATGTATGCCGCGGCAAGTGGCAAAAGCAATATTGGCATCCCTAAAGAAGTAGCAAAAAAATTCATCAAACATTCAAAAGATGAATCCCCTGAAGAACCCACCCCATTAAGTACCCCTGAATTTATAGAAGATGAAAGCTCTGAATTAAGCGAAGCGAAGCATCAGCTTGCTTCAATTAGGCATGAAATAGAAGCTATTAGTCGTAAAATTCTAGGTGTAAAAGTAGATAATTACCTACAAAAAGCCATGCAATCTGATGATGTAATGGTCAGAAATGGTGAACTAGTTCCTAGATTTGGTGTTGATACTGAAGTTTGGCAAACCAAAAAAGGTGAAAATAAAAATGGTGGATTAAATGAAAAAGGTAGAGAAAACTACAATAGAACTCACCATGCACATTTAAAAGCTCCACAACCTGAAGGTGGATCAAGAAAAGCGTCATTTTGTGCTCGTATGAAGGGCATGAAAGCAAAATTAACATCAGAAAAAACAGCCCATGATCCTGATTCAAGAATTAATAAATCCTTGCGTAAGTGGAAATGTGATGCTGATGATGTCAAGCATGATTTAACCAATATCTTGGATGCTTTAATTGATTATGCAGAATCTATTCCTGATGAAGATCCATGCTGGCAAGATTACCATCAAGTAGGTATGAAAGAAAAAAATGGTAAACAAGTTCCTAATTGTGTACCTGATTCAGCAATGAGTATTTCAGATATTCATGGGGAACAAGTTCCTGCTCAAGAATCCAAGCCTATAGCTAAAGATGCTGGAGCAGAAGGCAGAGCTTCAGGAATATTATTTTTAACTGATGGTGGCGAAGTTTTAATGATTCGCAGAGGTGATGGTGGGGATTACCCTTACACATGGGCAGTACCCGGTGGTCATCAGAACCCAAAAGATGAAAGTTTAGAAGAATGTGCTCGTAGAGAATGTTTCGAGGAAACAGGGATTGATTACAAGGGCAAACTTGAAGTATTGCATGATGATGGTCAATTTTGTACTTATATCGCAAGAGGTTTTGAAAAGTGCGATGTTAAGCTAAATTATGAATCTACTGGATACGATTGGTGTCCTGTTAATCAACCACCACAGCCATTGCACCCCGGTTTAGAAATAGCAATGAAAGTAGCAAGTATTAAAACTGAATTGGATGTTGCAGAATTAGTTAAAGCAAATGTTTTGCCAAGTCCACAAATGTATGCGAATATTATGCTATTGGCAATTCGCATTACTGGAACTGGATTAGCATATAGAGGTTCTATAGGTGAATATGTTTGGAGAGATTCGTCACTATATTTAAATGATGAATTTTTAAAAAGATGTAATGGTTTAATGGTGATCATGGATCACCCTGAAACTGCTGTATTGAATGGAAAAGAATTCAAAGATAGAGCAGTTGGAAGTATTATGTTACCTTATATTAAAGGTGACGAAGTTTGGGGTATTGCTAAAATTTACGATCAAAACGCAATTAATGAGATTTGCGAAGGTGAAATTAGTACATCCCCTTCTGTTGTATTTGACAATACAGCAGGAAACACTACACTTACTACTGAGAATGGTGAACCACTCTTAATAGAAGGTGTTCCATTTCTTTTAGATCATATAGCTATTGTTACCAAAGCTAGAGGATCTAAGGGAGTATGGGATAAAGGTGGCGATCCAGCCGGAGTTTTATTAACTAACCCTGAGGTATCAAATATGAATGAAAATGTAAATGCACCAAAGGCAGATGCCCAAGGTGAAAAATTAGATGCCATTCTATCAGCCTTGAGCAATCTTGCTTATCGTGTAGATAGTATGGAAAAAAACTTACCAGCACCACCATTGGTTACTGCGGCTGACAAAAAGAAAGCCAAAAAAGACGATGATGATGCAATGTGCGATGATGATGAAGAAGAATCAGAATCAGAAGCCAAGAAATTCATGGAAAGAAAGATGGATGCTAAAAAGCGTAAAGATGACGATGATGATCGCATGGATTCTGAAGGCTCTGATCCTAAAGAATATGGAAAGGCTGGAGAAATGAAGCCTGATGATGAAGGTAAAGTAGAACATCCGGGTCACATGGAATTCAAAAAAGATGAAGATGATGACGATGATGACGATGACAAAAAAATGTCTAAGAAAGATGAAGAAGCCATGAAGATGGATGAAGAAGAAGCAAAATATGCTGATGCTCAAGCTAAAGCTGATTCAGTATTTGCATCATTTGGCAAATCTGCTTCAAGACCATTACAAGGCGAAAGTTTAATTGCTTATCGTAAGCGTTTGTTGCGTGGATTACAGGCATACTCTGATACTTATAAAGATGTAAATCTTCTTAAAGAAATCAAGGGTGAAAAGATGCTCTCTATTGCAGAAAAGCAAATTTTTAATGACGCATTGAAAGCCGCTAAATCTCCTACTTTGTATGCTAATGATGCAGAATATGAAATTAAGGAAAGAGATGCTTCAGGTCGTACTATTACCAAGTTCAAAGGTGGTTTTGGTTGGCTAGATGCTTTTAAAGTTCCTGCTCAAAGAGTTAAGGAATTCAACCTCAACAACTTCAAAAGATAAGGATTAGATTATGTCAGCACTCATTTCACTAAATCCTATGCAAACAACCAATGCGAGTGGTTTATTTAATACCAACTCTGCTGGTTTTACGCAAGGTGATGCACAAGATGATCCAGCAGTTAAGTTTTATTTAGCTGGTGGTATTCTTTCAACATCAGCAACTACTCCATTATGGGGTGGTATTCCAATTCAGGAATTTTCTGCTGTTGGACAAAATGGTCAAGGAACTTTATCAGGTAATGTACAGCCCGGCACTGCTACTCTTGGTTCTTCAGTTCTTCAAGCTACTGGCTCTGCAAATCCAACAGGTATTGCAGTTTACAATCAGGCTTATGCAGGTATCACTACTCCACAAAGTACAGCACCTTTATACAGCCCCGGTATGTCAGTAAACTTCTATCGTTTTGGTAGTGGTGCTCGTATTCCTTTGATCCTTGATCCTGCTTCTGTAGGTATTGATGGACAATTGATTACAACTACTGTTTACTTTAACTACACAAACAACTGGGTAACAACAACACAACCCGGTACACAATCTGCTTTCCCTGTAAAGGTTATCGCAGTTAGCACCAGTGGCAATAAAACTGTTTCCTATAGTTCAGGAACAAATACAGCCAACTGGATTTACAATCAATATGTGGCTCTTTGCCTAATTTAATAAAGGAACTTTACTATGTCAGGCTTTGCTCCCTCATTTGTAACAGCTAACCCACACTATATGATGCCTGAACTGATTATGCAGTACAGTTTAGCGTCAGGTGCGTTTACAACCCTTGCTACAGAAAATCCAATGCCAAGATTGGGTGAAGCTGATTTGTATGTGTATGCTAAAAAGCTACAAGTAACAACTCAGGTTCAAGCTAACCAATCTCAATTTAACCAATTGCCAAGTGCTTCAGTCATTCCTTCTATGATCAGCACTGCTACATATCGTGTTCAAACTAGAGCACAGTATGATAACTTTGATGAAGCGGCTACTGGTGTTTGGGGTTATGCATTACCACAAGCTATGCGATTAGCGGCTCGTCAAGGTATTGCTCAACAATTGCGTAATGCATTGTTATTTGGATACAATCCTTCAAATGGTGAAGGCTTGCTCAATACTGCTGGTATTACAACATCTACTTTAGGTGCTGATACTAATGGTAATACAGGCTACTCCAAGTGGGATTCAGGACAATTGGCTCAATACCTATTGAATATGATTGGTACTTTAAAGACTAATACATTGCAAATTGGTCAGCCATTGCGTTTAGTATTCTTAGCTCCACAACGCTTTATTAGCCAAATCAGCTACTCAGGTGTTGTTTCATTAACTCAGTTCCAAAGAATTGGCGCTGGTGTTGAAACAGCGGCAGGTTTAGTTGAAACAGTTGCTAAGTGGGCAGGTGGTGATGATGTTAGTTTTGCAGTTGATGATACTTTGATTGGTCAAGGTGCTGGTGGTACAGACGCAATTCTTTTAATTGCTCCTGAACTCAACATCCCTAAAGCTAATGCTCAGATCAACACTAACATTTTTGCTACATTAACACCTAATACAACAGCTACTTCATTGATGCTTACTGATGTATCTGCTCCTACAGAGATTCCTACTCCAATCCCTGATGGTGGCATTACAACTTTATACACAATGAGATCTACATCAGGTTGGGGTTTAAGACCTGAAGCTATGTATTTGTTATCTGCGGCTTATTAATTTTCATGTGCGAAGTAGACTAACCCCACTTAATTGTGGGGTTTTTTTTAAAGGAAAAAAATATGATGATTGAAAATGTTCTTAGAGAATTGGAAAAATTCATGGAAGAAGTTCGTGAGTTTATGGGAAAGAAAAACAACGATTCAGTTGTAAATGACACTCCTGCTCCTGAAGTATCAAAAGATAATACATCAGAATCACCAGCTTCAAAAAGTTAATGTTATAGTATTAAGACTTGTGTGATGCCAAGTTTGTAACAATGGGTGGCAGGGTACTTTCAAAAGAAGTGCCGCATCATCTGTCACCCACCCAACTGGGGAAATATTATGGAACTTTATATAGCTAATTGTACAAAACAGGATCATCAATTTACTTATATGTTGTTTGAAAATCCAAGACCTTTTATGGAAAGAATAAGGGCTGGATCACAAGTTAAGATTCAAGGATCAAAAGATGAAATTGATCAAATCATAAAACAACATGAGGTTTATGGGTTAGTACCTGTAGATAAAATTAAAGGTAATTTTTCAGGAATGGCTTATCGTATAGACAAGCCTGTTAATGTTGAAGCTATTGAAAATGGCATTTCTGTAAGAGATCAAGCCATGATTGATAGAGCAACTGAAGCAAGAAAAATTACAGCAGTAGCATCAGATCAAAAAATATCTGAAACTGCTCAACAAATGGGTTTAAAGCAAAAAGCACCTTTGGAAGTGGAAATCATCGAAGAAAGAAAGCATTATGCTGATAATGAACCTAAATTTGAACAAACCATTGAAGTAGTAAAAGAAGGTATTGCTCCAAAAGGTAGAGGTAGACCAAGAAAAGCATGATTTTTTAATTTAACTTAGGTACAATTTGATTATGAGTGATCCCATTACTTCTCCACCAACATTAGCAGGTTTTGTAGCTTGGTCACAAGCTGTAATGGGATTGAATTCTGTAGTCATAAGTCCTACAGATCAAGGATATGCCTATGCTTTTCAAATTGCATTGGACATTGTTCCTAAAGATTTTGCTAATACTGTTCCTGATATTTATACCTTAACTGTGTATAACTGGGGTGGTAGTCAATTAATACAGTGGCAACAAGATTATGCAGGTCAAACATTTTTTGCTGATGCAAGACAAGCCTATGGCATGAATAATTTTGTAGCTGGAGTAATAAGCTCTGCAAGCGATGTTTCCACCAGTGAAACATTGACAATAGGCAAAGGATTACAAAATCTACAATTATTAGATTTACAAGCAATTAAAGATCCTTATGGCAGACAAGCATTAGCTTTTATGCAAACTATTGGAACTCTTTGGGGATTAACATGAAATTGCACCTTGGGGTTATTGATGTCCCTGAACCTTATGGTGAAAAAACAACTTATGAAGTTGGTAAGTTACTCGAAGAAAAATATACATTATTTTCAGCATTTGTTGATAATAAAACTGAAAATATAGCGAATCATCTAGCAGAAGGATTAGAACAAGCTATTGCTCAAATGGCTTTGGGAGTTCCTTATCAAAATTCAATTAATGCTGGTGCATCCATGATTGAAGAAGATTTAAAAAAGTGGATCTATTTGCAACAAGTTGAAAATGTTGGAATAGAAGGTGTACCAACACAAGCCGCTCTTGATGGTACAAATTATCGTATGAAAAATGTATCAGCCAAGCAATATGTAAAAGGTAAAAGAGGAGTACGAAAAGTAACTAAAAATGCTCGTAGACCTTCTTTTATATATTCAGGAGTTTTAGAAGCATCTTTAAAAGCATGGATTGAATAATGGCAACTATAGGTGAAACTTCAGGAGCTAAACCACAATTAGGTGCTGGTTTAACTCAGGGTATGCAAACTCTGTCAGGAAATGAACAGGTTACTTTTACTTTGTATGTGAAGTTAATTTTGCCTTTGGATGGCTATGTTTTTTGGGTAAATGCAACACTTTTAAATGATACAGCAATTTATAATGCCTTAACTTATGGCTTTGCTGAATTTAACAACAAAGGGAGTACCCTTCCATCGAGAAAAATTACAGTTAATGGATCATTCCATTTTAATACTGAAATGCATCAGTTGGAAGATCGCACTACAGCTTATAACCATACTATTTTTACTTCTCCACAACTTATACAAGATTTCAATCTACTAAATCCTAATTTGTTATATGTAGCGAATTATGAAGATTTAACTTTTGCTTTCAGTCGTAGAGATAACTATTATAAACAAGCAGATTTATATCATTATCGTGGTGATGCTTTGTATTCTATTATGAATACACAGTTGATCAATTCGATGACAGATTTTGATTCTACCAGCGTGATTGTTTCTAATAGTTTACCTATTTGGTTATCTTTGAATCAATTCTTTCAAATGTATCCTGCTTATTTGGTAGGGCAAAATATTTCTCCACCTTATGCTTCTGTAGATATTCAATCTACTATTGCTTTAGGACAATTTCCTATTGTTAGTAATATTGCTCCAATAGCAAATCAAAGTAAAACTGCTGTGGCTGGATATGCTGTAGCTGGTTATGCAGTTGCAGGAGAAAATGAAATTGCAACTCAATCTAGTATTCAACAATTATCAAAAGATACAGTAAAAATTAGTATATTTGGAATCAGAAATCAAGAAGCCTTAAATTTTGTAAATTACATCTATCAATACAGTTTGAATACTGATAACATTGGCATGATGAATATGCCTATCATTTTTGATGAAAAGGTTACTCAGCCTGAATTTGGTATTCTTGCTCAGAAAAAATCAATTATTTTTGAGGTTAGTTATTACCAAAGTACAGTAAATGATGTAGCATTAAAATTGATACAGGAAGCATTTATTACGCTTACAAGAGGTACTGTACCAGTGTAGTTTTTTTTATGTGTTTAACAGTTTAAATAAGGAGTTATCATGGCAATTGGAAATGGACAACCAGCAGTAATTAATGGTGCATTAATTACAGCACAAGGCATCAATACATTCTTGAATGTATCAGCAAATACTTTAGTTAAATCAACAGGTGGTCGTATCGCTAAAGTCAATGTAACAACAGCAGGATCAACAACAGGTGGAATTTATGATTCTGCAACTATTGGTGGAGCAAGTGCTTCAAATTTAGTTGCTGTCATCCCTAATACTGTAGGTACTTATACAATTGATTTTCCTTGTAAAAATGGCATCGTGTACGAAGTAGGAACTGGTCAAGTTGTATCTATCAGCTTCATTTAATTTTTTAAATAAGGAAGCATTATGCCCAACATTGTCAATGTAGTAGTATCTCAACAGGTAGCCAGTGCTCCTAACACCCTTCAAAGGACAGGTGCATTTGTTAGCCAAGGGGGTACTACATTAGCTACAGGTTCTACTCAGCTATTAACTAGCTTGAGTAGTCTTACATCAATCATTAATCCAGCAATTAATATTACTGCAATTACTTGGTCATCATCAGTAGTGACAGTAACAACTTCTACACCTCATGGAATTCCAAGTGGTGCAACAGTGCAAATCGTGATTGCTGGTACACTTCCATCAGGATATGATGGTACTTTTGCTGGAACAGCTACAGGAACAAATACTGTTACTTATCCATTAACAACAAACCCCGGTGCTGAATCAACTCTTGGAACATTCCAATTAAATTCAGCAGTTGAACTACAAGCAATGGCAAATACATTCTTTGCTCAAAGTGCTAGTTTAGGAGTTTATGTTCTTGAATTAGGAACTAATACTGTAGCAAATGGTGTAACAGCACTACAGAGTTACATTACTGCAAATGTAGGACAACCAGCAAGTTCTTTAACTCCACAGTTTTATAGTTATTTAGTTCCTAAGAGTTGGGATGCTAATACAAATGCTATTAATATGTACAAGTTATATGAAGGAACAACTGCTCAACAGTATTTTTATGTAACAACTACATTAGCAAATTATAATTTGTATGCTGGAATTAAATCAGTATTTGCTGTTTTACCAAGTCCTAGTGCTCCTGCTACTGAATTTAGTACAAGTGCTTTCTTTTGGGCAACATTAGAATACAATCCAAGTTCTACTAATTTAGCTTCACCTCTTGAATATACTTATATTTATTCAGTAACACCTTATTCATCATTAACTTTAACGCAACAAACACAAGTTCTTGCTAGTGGAGCTAATTTTGTATTCACAGGTGCTCAAGGTCAGATTAGTAATACACTAATTGAAGGTGGTAATTTCATGGACAACAATCCATTTAATTACTGGTATTCAGTGGATTGGTTATCTATTAATGTTGCAACCTCATTAGCTGGTGCAATTATTAATGGATCAAATACTCCAACAAATCCTTTGTACTACAATCAGGCTGGTATCAATACTTTGCAAAAAGTAGCTCAAGCAACAGTTAATAATGGTATTTCATTTGGATTAATTCTCTCACCTGCTACAGTCAATGCTGTATCTTTTGCTACTTATGTAGCTCAAAATCCATCAGATTATGCAGTTGGTGTTTATAAAGGTTTAAGCTGTACCTTTGTACCATTAAGAGGATTCAGTTCCATTACTATTTACCTAACTGCTTCAAATATTCCAGTTTAAGGAGAATAAATAATGGCAAATCCACAAGTCGTGCAAGGCACATTAAATAGACTACTAGCAAGTGTAGTTTATGCAAATTTCGCAAATCTCAATGTAACTTCTTCTTATTTAGCAAAAGAAGCTATTAGTTTAGGATTTGATGGTGATACATCTTTATTAATTGGTACTTTAACTGGAGCAGTAACCAGTCCTGAACCATATATTTATGGAAATGTAACCATGCATTTATTAAGAACGCAAGCTCTTGGTAATGCATATAAATCTCAAATTGAAACTAATACAACATTAGGATCTGTAACAATCTATCCTGATTCTGTAGCATTATCACCATTTCAGTTGAATAACTGTGTTTTATCAAGTATTCAAGAAGTGGCTTTTGATGGTACGCAAGCTGGATT